CTGGCTTTGACCGGAGCCCCATTTCAACCGGGGCAACTACGGCAGCCGAAGAATACCTGAACTGGCAGTTCGGATTGAATCCGATCCTGCGAGACTCACGTACTGTCTTGGAGAATATCCTCGATTCAGAGGACCTCCTTGAACAGTACCGCCGCAACTCCGGTAAGTTACAACACCGGAGTTTCCGTTTTCCCCTGCAACGTACCACCATCTACGATGGAGCTCCTACAATCGGCGGTGTTGCACCGTCGAGCGCTAGTAGCTACATGCAGAGCTTCGGCTTTGCGCCAGGGGGCAGGTTTGGAAGTTGGAAAGAGTCGGTTGTACAAACGACCGACATCTGGTTCAGAGGAGCCTTCACGTACTATCTTCCCCCAGATACAAAGGGAGTCGACATTGCGCGAAGAGAGCAGGAGTTTAACTACCTGTTCGGCACTCGGGTTACACCCGAGGTCCTCTGGAACCTCCAACCATGGAGCTGGTTCATCGACTGGAACGTAAACATTGGTCAAAACATCGCCAATGCTGAGCGGCTCAGTAGTGATGGACTTGTGATGAAGTACGGTTACTTGATGTGTACTCAAACCATCGACCATACCGTAACTGTTGGCAACGTCCGTTTAAACGACGGAACCAGCAGACCTTGTACAACGATCTTCCGCATCCAGCGGAAGCAACGTGTCAAGGCTTCACCCTTCGGATTCTCGCTCAACCCTAGCAGTTTCAGCGCTAGGCAATGGGCGATCCTGGGGTCCCTTGGTTATACCAAGGCACCTCAGTCACTGAAGACCCTGTAAAGGCTGGGCTTCAGAAGGCACCGAGACCTTCCAACCAGGACGGTCTCTCAACTGTGAGAGAGTCGCACTATGTTTTCAGATCCGCAGTCCGTCACTATCAACTCCGTGGCGATCTCGCTTCCGCGAGTCGCCAGCGGTACCAACGCGGCAGCTTATAAGGCTGCCGACAGTACCGTTACCGAGTCCGTCTCGCACGCTTATGGTAAGCGTGTTCGTCGGACTTGGCGGATCCAGCACTCGAAGATCGTTCCCGACCCTCTGGTTCCCGCGGTGAACACTCCGTATTCCATGACTTTTTACGTCGTGGCGGATGTTCCCCCGGTGGGCTATTCGGTCGCCGAGCAGAAGTACGTCGTTGATGGGTTTTTGGCCCAGCTTCAGGCGTCTTCGGGTGCTCTCATCACCAAGTTCCTTGGTGGCGAGAACTGATGGCACGGCAACCAGCCGTGAAGAGACGTCCTGATCCATTGGTCCCCAGCAAGAATTCGCTGAGGACCGTGAATTGGTACGTTCTGTGCGCTGGTGTCCTTGTGGCACTTGGGAGCGCTCTAGCCCAAATCCTAAACGGATCGGCTATCGTTCCAATCTGAGAATGTCAGTGCTGAGCATCTGCGACCACCTGTTAAGGATGGCACAGTGAAAAGACTGATCACTCTCGCGCAGTACGTCCTCAAAGATCTTGAGGACGAGTGCTGCACTAGCACCGCTCGCGATCTCAAAACGATCGCGAGTCGTGTCGAACATGAGGGGTTCTCCTTCTTAGGGATTACCCTTGCGAACTTTGGTTCAGACCTCCAAAAGGCCTTGGACCAAGGATTCGTAGGCTCCAACCACTTCGCTGGTTTCCAGCGACGTGGGGGTCTCCCCCTATTTCTAGGGGGTTTCCTTCGCCGTGTGTTCGACACTGGTTCGGGTCGTCTTCTCGATAACCCGGACATTGCCTGTATCCGTGCCGTACGTCAGATCACTCTGATGTGGGCAAAGATAGAGGTCCCTGCTACCGAACGCAGGGACAAGAAGGCGTTGTCAGGGTACATCGAGATCGAGAAGGAGGTCAGGCACAATGACAAGACGTACAACTCCGCGTTGGGAACAACCGTTCTTACCGCGCGTTTTCGTCGGATCAGTGTGTTGCTATGGGCCGGAGTTTTTTCCGGAGTCGACCGAGAGGTCTACTACGGGGACATCGTCCCCAGCCACAGCGCCGGTGCAACTGCCGATCGACTCAGAGGAAACTCTAAGTATGATCAGGCAGAATGGACCACACGATTGGACAGAATCTTCCCTCACTGGGAAGCTCTACTGCCCAACGTGCGGCCTCACCGAGGAGATGAGGGAATGGACGCTGTCAAACAAGCCAGCGAACCATTCTCCAACATCTTCCCTGCTCTCCTCGCCCCGGAACAAGAAAGACCTGTAAAGGTCATTCTTGTTCCTAAGACGCTCAAGTCACCCCGTGTGATTGCTGAAGAGCCTACCTGTATGCAGTATATGCAACAGGGTCTCCGCCACAGTCTCACGGACCAGTTTTCCAAGAATCGAACCGCTTGGAAGCTGGTGGATTGGGTTGATCAGTCTTCGAATCGAAGACTTGCCCAGAGTTCTTCCAGCAATGGAAGACTCGCTACGCTAGATCTTAGCGAAGCATCCGATCGTGTCTCGAATCAGCATGTACGGAATCTCTTGCACTACTGGCCTCACTTGCGTGAGGCTGTAGATGCATGTAGAAGCCGGAAGGCTGATGTACCTGGTCATGGCGTAATTCGCCTGGCCAAGTTCGCGTCTATGGGGTCAGCTCTAACCTTTCCAATCGAGGCGATGATCTTTACTACGATCATCTTCTTGGCTGTAGAGGAAGAGCTCAGACGCCCGTTGACCCGCAAGGACATT